GATGAGCATTTGCAAGGTCCAGCAGGGCTTGCTTGATTTTTATCCATGACATAAGTCTGCAGTTTCAGTATGTTTTTTTTATGCGCTCCCATGCTTAGCAGTCGTTACACGCCCCGAATTGTCCGTAAGGGTATGGGTAGTCCAAGTTGCTGATTCCCATTCTCCTGTTGCGGTCCAAGACCATCCCGGTTCGGTAGTTCGTAGCGTTCGGGTAGATGGTATCCAAAGCAGAAGGAGGCGAGTTCCAAAGCGGATAGGAGTTGCGGTTTTCCATGAGGTAGCGGGTTATCCGTTCGGAGTACCACTCGGCATCGTTCTTCACTTTGTCGGTCAGCCGGGTGATTTCTTCCATGCTCATTTGGGAAGACTCTTCGCTCGTTCTACGAACCATCCCCTTGTTCATGTACTTGAACGCAAGAACCATGGGCAACTCGTAGTAAAGCCACTGAATCATAGCCGGCTGAATGTAGTCCTCCAGCAGCGTTTGATTGAGTGCAGACGTTGAACCGCTGACGACCTGCGTAACCAATTCCCCGTAGAGTGCAGAGCCAACGATTGGCTGAATCCGCATCTCCTGCACCTTGATGACCGTTGGACGGATTTGGGTGTAACTGACGTTCTCGTTGATTATCGAGTTGTCGAGCAGCGTTTCTTCGCTTATGAATAGTGCCTTCATGCCTTGCTGATTTTATTGCCTTTACGGATGACCAACTGCTGCTCCCATACGTGCCTGCATTGTGGCCTGTTCACTCCGCTGGGCGTGTGATACCAACCGCCCCTCCTGTTCCAAACGGAGTAGCCCATGATTGCAGAAATCCCATCGATGTCCTCACGGGTGTAGACCTTGCCCTGCCCGGCCAAGTCAAGCATGACCTTGCAGAACTCACGGCTGGAACCTTTGTCCTTGTTACTGAAACCTGTGGCCCATGCGTATTTGTAGCGGACTTCCAAGACTGGCTCGGCAACTTCCTTGACATTCTTGGGTAGGTTCTGCTCGGCAATCTTGTCCACGGCCCTGCTGATTGGGTAGCGGTCCTTTGTGATTAGGTAAGCGACACGCTTGGCGACCTTGGCTTTGCTGACCCCAAATTCCTTTGCCATTTCTTCAACGCTTGCGTCCCGGTTCTTCTTGCGGTAAGCCTCAATCTTCTTGTCCAATTCTTTTTCTTCTTCGCCCAGTTCGGCAAAGGCCAAGCGGATGTTTTCGTCGATGTTGGAGTCAAACCGCATCGGCTTGGAGTGCATCACATGGTAATCGTCTGCATGACATCCGAACTTAGAGGCAACGACCTCCAAGACCTTGAATTCTTCCTCGCCCCATCCGTAGTCCTCGTCGTCTTCTTGGCCCCATTGAGGCTCGCTGAACTCTTGGGACTGAACGCCCAGCATCGTGTCAATCTCTTGGGATGATAGACCGAAGCCCGCTGATAGCATCGTCCGTGCCATTTCAAGGGTGATTTTCTCCTGCATATACTGCCTGACAATACGCATCAGGTTTTGGTACTCCCTGCCCGATAGTTTCTTGATGTTGTCGTTGCTCTGCAAGGCTTCCACGGCTTGCGGTTGCTCGTCGGGTTGGGGATTAGGTCCAACCACGTCGGCAGGTTTCTCCAAGGGTTGCAGACCTGCTTTCTCACGAAGTTCGTCTTGGGTCATAATCTGCAACAGGGCTTGTTCGCTTAGTCGCTCCGTGATGGGTTCCACCGGGATCAGTTCCATACCCTCAACGCCATTAAAGGATCCCAAATAATTGATCATCCGCTCCACTTTCCGCACCCGGTCGTTGACGTAGGTGGCCTTGAATAGTTCGTAAGCCTCGACCAATTCGTTGCGTCCACCCAATTGGCCCTCGGTTTTCACCCCAAATAATTGTGGATTCGTTACACGGTGGGCGATGAATATCTCTTGCTGGATTGATTTGTTTAATACCTCGAACTGCTTATCCATATCGGACGGAGTGAGCGGTTCAAGTGTCGGGGCATTCGCTGCTTCATCGTTGAAGGTTACAACAAAACGACCAGCGTTGTCGGTTCCTGAAAACTTGCGTTTAATCTGCCTCTCGATGTCGCCCTGTTCTTCGGGGGTTGGGATGCCGTTGTTGAAATTAATCAAGTAACCGCCCCAAAAGTTGTTGCGGAGGTTGTTGTTGTGGAAGTTCGCCACTTGCACGTCTGCCTCAATCCAAGCGTTCCCCCCGATGTATTCCGGGAGCGGGTAGTGCTTAACGCCTGCTGCATAGACCCTGTAATAAAACAACTGCTTTCCGAGGCGATTCTCCGGGTCGAAGGCCGGGATTTTCTCGATGTCCCCGACCTTGGGGAACAACTGCATCATGTCGTCGTTGTACCAGTCAGCGACTTGGAACATCTTTTCCTCTTTGTCAACCCTGATTTTCTCGAACGGGACGTGCTCCATCTTGGCGATGGTCCCAAGTTTGGACCAAGTAACCGCAACCGCAAAGCCGTTGAATAGTTCCAAGTCAAGGACCAGTTTCTCGGTAATATCGTTGAGGTCCTCCGTGCTGGAAAGTCCATCAAAGAACTTGATGAACCGGGCTTGTTGTTCTACGGTCAAGTCATCCCCTGCCTGCCATCCTCCGCCCATGATGTAGTTCACCTTGCCATTGACAATAGCGTTGTGCTTGGACGACCTGCGATAGTTGTCCAGCAGGTAGTAGGGGTACTCGTTCGCAAAGCCGTAGGTGATGTACTTGCCGGAGCGATTCTCCAACATCACGGGGACCTTATGCTCTATCCCAAGCCATTGGGTGAAGTGCTGCGTTGACTTGCTCATAGGGTGTGTACGGTGAATGAAAGGGCTGAAATCGTGATACTTGCACCGCTATCGATTGCGTTGACGTAGATGGTGAACTCATCGTTGACCGCACCCGTAACGTAGGCCTCCGTATAAATCGCATGGCCGTTCGTGTGGCTCGTCGTGATGTCGGTCATTGACTGGTTTATCGGTGTGCCGTTCTTAGCGATGTAAACCTTGATTTGGTGGTTGTTGCCCTGCTGCGCAAGGACCATGGATGCAGCGATGCGAAGAGTCGCCCCCGTTGTGCCTGTGTAGGTGATGGCGGTGGTGGTCCTTGAAAAGTTGTAGGTTGACAAAACGCCTGATTTCATCGCACTTGTCAACTTGACCCGTTGCCCCTGCGTTGGGGTGAAGGCCGTGTCGGTGTCGATGTAAAGGTTCGCAAAGCCCCGTTCCCGGTCAAGCGTTGCGGTGTCTGCAAGGTCGTCGAATAGACCGCCTACACGGGATGCGGTGTTGGCCCCAGCAGCGGTTTCGTTGGTAATGGTTAAGGCACTCGCTTGGAGTTGGCTTCGTGTTTGTACGCTCATTATGCGAAAGTTGAGTCAAAGGTGGAATCAAAGACACCCTCATCGGATGCCCCGAAGACGGTGTAAGTAATTGAATTGGCGTAGGTGTTGAATCCTATCGTTGCGGTTTGTATAAATGCCAAGCCCGTTTCAACGACCGCCAAAGCAGCGGTAACCGTGCTATTGGTATCGTAAACTTCGTAACGATACGAGCCTGTTTCAATCGACCCCACGGCAATCTGAAATTGGTCATAGCGGTTGGTATAGTTGGAAAGGTTGGCAGATTTCAGCAGGGTGAAATCCGTCGTGGTGTTCTTTGCAATGCTCGTAAGGCGCAAGATGTAGCGGTTCCCCGTGCTGGCTCGCTCGGTCCAAGTAACCGTTATCGTGTTGGTCGTGTCAGGGTTCAGGTAAAGCATCTACCCCTAAATGTACCGACCGCCCTTATTTCACAATTTGCGCCCAATCTGCCTGTATAGTTCGGCCCGCTTCTTGGCGGTTTCTGCCACGTTGAACTGCTTTTTAATGTCCCGTGTAAGGTTGTCAGCCAATCCTTTCCGCAGGTCAGGGTCAAGGATTAACTGCTTGATGTACTTGTACCAATCTTTCGGCTTGTTGTAAGGGACTAAGAACCCGTTCTCTCCGTGCTTGATGACATCGGTGTAGGGGATGGTTTCGCTTGCGATGATCGCCTTGTTCATCCACCCTGCCTCGACCACCTTCAACTCGGACTTGAGTTTGTTAAACTTGGTGTCCCGAAGCGGTGCAAGCGTTACGTTCACGAAGTTGTAGCCCCCGACATACGAGTAGATGTCCGCTGCTTGAATGCGTCCGTAGTTCGGGTTGTTCCCTTGGTCGCTGATTATCTTTTCGTAGCCCTCGTACACGGGGTTGTTGTCGTTCCACCCTCCGAGATAGAGGCGGTACTTGCCATCCAAGTTTGCGTCCCAGCGTAGTTTCTGCATCCCCTCACGGAGCAGTTCCATGTCCTCGCCGTGCTGCGCACCACCGAACCAACCGAACTTCACGAGGTGCTTGTCGGGTTCTTCGTCAAGGTTGGGGATGAACTGTTGGTAGGCTTCGTAAGGCTCGTTTTGCAAGATGCTCACATTCGCATTTAGAGGCCGTATGCGAGAGGCAAGGTGTTCGGTGGTACAGGTGACCCAGTCAGCCAATTTGATGTGCTTACGGATGACCTCTGCGAGTTTGGTTTGGTGATAGTGGCGGTACATGATGTGGCCACTCTCAAGCACCCAGTAATCGTCCAAGTCAAGGATGACTTTGGCCCCGAATTGGGTCAGGGCTTTGTAAACGTTCTCCACCTGCTCCATCGTTCCCTGACACCAAAGCCGGCTGAACAGGAACAGGTCAATGGACTTCAATCCCTCGTCACTAATCGTGGTGATGTTCTCGACGCACACATAGTCAAACTCCGGGTAGTTGTCGCCAAGGTAAGCGTTCGGCATTTCAAGGCGATAGAAACTGCACCCGGTTGGATGGGCGTTGTAAACGATGCAAATCTTCATGGCCGTAAAAATAAGAAGGGCAGCCATTGCTGACTGCCCCTCTCAAACCTCAGATGATGAAAACCTGATGCGAAGATACTACGAACCGAGTATCTGCGTAGTCGATGGTGTAAAGACTGTTGACTCGATTAGGAACATCGGGTTAGGCTCCATCCCGGAAAGCGTTATTTCGTAGCCGTTTCGGTCGCCAAAGGCAGTACCACTTCCAGCGGTTCCAGCGGTTGCCTCAAGGCCATTTATAGCACCCAGCAACCAGTAACGACTGTTGTTGTCTTGAACGATGACGATGACTTTACTACGAGCGAGCAAACGGAGTTCATTGCGGACTGCGACTTGCATTTTGTTGATGGTGAATGTTACTTCGGGGGTGTAGAAGATTGTGCCATTCTCCATGCTTGCGTTCAAAGTTTCGGTCATGGATGACGTGGCTTTGGTCAAGTCGTATTCAAAAAAACCGCTTGCATTGTATCCGGTGAACCCCGTAACCGCACCTGAAAGGTTAGCGTTGCAGGACCCGGTAGAAATCCAGTTTTGGACGTAAATTGCTTTGATGCCACCGACTGAATCACGGCAGCCGAGTGTGTAACCAGTTGTTAGTGCGCAGGACATATGTGTATTTGGGGTTTAAGTTTCAAGAGAACAAAAAGCAGGGGGAGGTTTCCCTCCCCCCTACACATTAGGTCAAGCGGAAGTCAACAACCAAGTCGGGGTAAGCGATTTGGACACCTGCTTTGAAGGCTGCTTGGAAGCGGACTTCATCGTTGTCTTTGCTGAACCAGATTGAGAACTGTTCCTCATCGGACAAAAGGTCGGTTCCGTAGAAGAAGTTGCCGAGGTAAGACGAAACGATGCGGTTCGTGCCAGTCAAGCCGGGAACTGCGATAACACGGACGTTTGTGCCGGGATACATGATGTCCCCGTCAGCAAGGCCAGCCAAGTCAACTTGGTTGTACATGACGTTAGCGGTTGATTTGAACGCACCAAGCAACGTACGGAAGTTGTCCCAACCGCAGAAGATTACGAGGTCAGTCTTGGTCAAGATGGCCTGTGGAATTTGGTTGTAGATGCCGTCGAAGATGGCGATTGCATTGCTTGTAGTGATACCAACGGACGCAGAAACCGCCCCTGTGTTACCACTGATCGTAGAACCCGAAGCAGCGTTCAACAACTGGTTGACACCTGAAAAGTAGGTGTTGCCCTTCCAAATTGCATTCTCCAAAGCCTCTGCGATACGGAGAGCCTTCTGCTCGGAGAAAGCCTGCTCGAAAGGAACACTGTCGTAAGTAGAGCCAGCAGTCAACTGGGTCTGCATCCAGTATTGTTCCAAGGAACGAGGGCAAAGGGTTTCCTGCACCTTCATGCGTCCAACGGTGATATTCCGCTGGGTGAAGGCAGTCGTGCCTGATGTAGTGTAACCGCAAGCATCACCGCTCTGCAATTGTGCATCGGTGTCCATAAGGTTGAGGGCAGCAGCGAACTTGATGCCCACCTGCTTGGTGAACAGGGCTGCTGAACGGGCCGAGAACACGGCCTTGGTGATGAGAGGAAGCCTCTCTTGGTCGGTGTAGGAGGTT